CAGCTCCGTGTCTCTGTCGAGACTGAGACTTTGCAGCAAAGTATTTGGCAACAGCTAGGAACGAAGTCTCTCTCCTACTTAACTCCATTAGTAACGGTAAACCTCTGCCCTTACATCTTTTGCTCTTGCAGAGTTAATGATCTCTGGGGTATCCTCTTTCTTTACCCCAAAATATGCTACATGATCTAAGAAATTAAAGTTATCTTTAATCCAAGATGGCGGTACTCGGCGTACCTGAATTTTAACTCCTCTAGCCTTTAGCCCACGCTCAGAAACATTGGCATATTCTTGGGCAAATTCATTAATATTTTTTGGCCCAGCGGTATAAATAAAGATCTCATTGTCAATGCCCTCTTGAAAGTCATTCAAGGCTCTCCACATTCCGTTTAGGAAAATAGAATAATCATCAAAATTCTTATTTCCATGTACTGCAATAATCATTTGTCCTCCGAAAGTTTTTCGACAATAAATATTGTCTTCTCTAATTCTACCGCATCCATCGCCATTGTGTCAACCTTAGATGTAGAGTCTCCATCAATGTCTCCTCTCGTGCAATCTGCTACATAGAGCTGGTTATCCTTAATCCAATATGCTTTGTTTTCTACAATCATTACTTTTACAGAATGATTCTTAAGATATTTACTTGACTGTTTTTCCTTGCTATATTTTTCCATATCTTTAATGGCTATATCTGATAAAAGTTTGTATAGATAAGATTGGCTTGTTTTAACTTTAAATTTATTTTTTGATAAGTTTTTTCTTGTTAAGATGTTAACCGCGACTACAGCAATTATAGTGCTGATAGAGCCAAGAAAGTATTCCATTACAGCCTCCCCTTGTGCCTTACTGATTCCACAGTTGCTTACGATCATCAACTGTCTTATAGGCAAACTTTTCCATTGCTGTTTTGCCAGACTCAGTACCCATGATTTTAGAATAGTGGTGTGCGCAGAAGTTTAGTTCTCCAGTTACCCCGGTTACTTTAACGTAAGCCTGAGACCCGCAAGAATCACATCTATCATTGGCGGTAAGAATTTCATTATGTACTGTATCTGTTAACAAGCTAGACCTTTCTATTGTCTGTTCTATAAAAACCATCACCGTTAAAGGTAACTCCTACATTTGAGTATATCCTTTTTAACTGAAGATTGCAAGTCTTACAGAAAAGATCAGGGACATTTTCTGTAATGCCCCTGACCTCCTCGGTTATTTTTTTGCAATCAGTACACTTATACTGATAAACAGGCATCTCTACTTCTGAGCGGCCTCTGCACGAATAGCCTTCTTGGTTTCTGCCGCTGGAAATGCCACAGAAGTTAGAAGTGACAAAATACCAGCAAGGATAGATACCCCACCAATTTCTGCCCAGTCTACATTTACTACTGAAATTAGCTGGCTGGTACCCAAAAGGGCCAGGGCTGTCTGTGCGACTGTCTTAATGGCTCTCTCTCCTGCGGAGGCCCAAAAAGCTGTACTTGTTAGCATATGTTGTTTCCTTTCGTTTAGTTTACAACATTCTAATTATAGACCATCAGGGTTGTCGCTGTCAAATTCATTTTCAGAATCTCCAAATCTAATTCTGGGATTATGATTCCAAAGTCGTACGTCTTCATATGTAGCCGATGTTGTATATGCTGTTATGATAATAGATAGTAAAGCTACCCCGCCAATTATCATCTCTACGCCAATTTGGCTATACGTAACAACAGAAAAAGCACCAAAAATAATCATAGCCATTGCAATGAAGTATGCACCATAAATTAGTCTACGCCGATGCCTCCAGGAAGGGCCTTGTGCAATAGCTTTATCTGATGCTTCTATGTTTTGTCTTCTACGTATATTAAAATTATTCCATGCCATCATTAAATTAGACCACATAGCTATATTTTTCCTGCGTTAAGTTGTCTCTGAAGCTCACTGATGGTCATTCTGCCCCATACCCCGTCGTCCTTTAGCCCCAGCTTACGCTGTACAGCTTTCCTGGTCATTGTTCCCATTTGGCCATCGGCTTTTACCCCAGCCCACTCCTGGATAGCACGGGTTGTCATTGGGCCTGGTTTCCCATCTGGAATGCCTTTATATAAGCCTTTGGCTTTCAGAGCTGTTTGCCAAGCTTTCCAGGTTGCGGCATCTAGGTTGCCACTTACTGATGATGGCGGTGGCTCTACTGATGGGCTGCCTTGCAAATAAGGCACGGGATCAACCTGTCCACCAGTTTTTGTAGTCCTAACTTCGAAGTGGAGGTGGTCGCCTGTGGACAGGCCTGTGGTTCCTGAAGTATATACGAAGTCTCCAGTTTTTACTCTCTGACCAACTTTAAGTGCTGACTGATGTGCTCCGTGGTAATAAGTAGTAAAAAGATTATTTTCATGCTGAATGGTTACAACGTTTCCACCAGACTGACGCTGCTGTTGCAACCTGCTTAGCTTATGCCAGTCTGGGGATACATGAACAACGATGCCGTCTTGTGCAGAGGTAACTGGAAAGCTACCCCCCACGTCAACACCATTATGAAATGATCTCTTTTTGGTAACTGGATGTACTCTCCATCCAAACGGACTTCTAATTGTTTTGCCTTTAGGCCAAGGGTTAGTTAGTTTCATGATTCTCCAATCAAGGTCTATTTTATTATATCATTAGAAATAAAGTAGTGTATAATTATGCTATGACTCAGCAAAATATTTATACACTAAGCGATACTACCGCTACCAAGATTACCCCGAGTGGAACACATTCTGGAATGGACATAACTGTTCAAAACATCAATGCTTCTGGATATATTTATATTGGCAATGATGACGTTACTGACTCAGTTTTTGGATATAGACTACTTCCTAATCATGCCTGGTCAATTGAGCTTCCAGGTCGTGACGAGCTATGGCTAACTGCACAAACCAATGGTATGCAAGCAGCCGTACTGATTACGTCTTTGGAACAGCAAGACTGATGGCCAGATTTACCCACCCAGCTTTTGGCGATACTGATGGGCTAACTACAGAAATTAAATCATATAGCCCAGTATGGTCTGGCACTGGTTTAGTTTTTACTGGCACTCCAACAACTGGATTTTATGTTAAAATTGGAAATCTTATTCAATTACAAATTGACGTTATCTTTACAAACGTTAGCAACTTTGGAACTGGCCAATATTCTTTAACACTTCCAGTTGCATCTAAATACCACACTGATGTTTACGGTGGTTCTATCCACGATGTTGGCAATGGAGGAGTGGTTGACCACTATAGCCTTAAGGGTCACCTAGACATTTCCAGTACAAGCATGACTCTTTGGGATTTAAAAGCTAGTGGATTAGATGAACCATTTGATCACAATTCTCCGTTTGTGTTGACCACAGCAGATAAATTCCACATGTCATTTAGCTATATTGCAGAATAATTAAGCAGCTAAAGCTGTGATTTTATCAGGGTTAAATCCTGACCAAGAATCATTCTCTGTAACAACAACAGGAGCTGCTTTGTATCCCATTTCAATTAGTTTGTCTAATTCTGCGGGGTTATCAACAATATCAACTGTCTCATAATATACCCCCAATTTATCCATCATTCTTTTTGTAGCATCACATTGGACACAATTGGGCTTAGTATAAACAGTTGTCATTGGTTTTCTCCTTTAGTTGAATGTATTTATTATACATGTGTTTTATTCTTTGTTCTGTCTGAAAATAGCATATTGCACAAATTCTTTTGCAACATTTGTATTACAAAATTTTTCAAACCCCTCAAAACCTGGAGCCGAATTTACTTCACAAACCTTGTATCCATCTTTTTCTATAAGAAGATCTACCCCAGCAATTTCTAAATCTAAAACTTTTGCCGACGTTAAAGAAATATAAGATAGTTCTTCATTAACTTCATAGGTAGAACCAATACCGCCACGAGAAATATTTGCTTTAAATCCTCCGTCTGTGCTAGACCTTTTCATTGCCCCGATAACTTTTCCACCTATTACTAAAACTCTAACATCTGTTCCTGGGTGCTCTCCAATATACTCTTGAATTAAAATGTTAAGTGGAGAGTTTAGGCTACTAACAAACTCCATTAGTTCTTGAAGTGCTGAGGCATCTTGAACTAGATGTACTCCTTTGCCATAACTTCCACTCAAAACTTTTATAACGCAGGGAAATCCAATCTGTCTTTCCACCAAAGATATATCTACAGGAAATCTAACCAGCATAGTCCTTGGAACTGGAATATTATGTTGAGCTAAAATCTGAGTAGAATACATTTTATCCTGGGCAGCATCTATGCTGTTACTTGTATTTAAAACTGGAACATGCATTCTTTCTAGGTGTCTTAAAACACTCATTGCATAGTAGCTAGTTCCACTGCCAGTCCTAGGAATAACCACAGAAGGAAGCTCTACTGTTTCATTGTCTAGTCGAATGCTTCTTCTATCGCTTCTGGTTACAACAAGATCAAAATTATCTACTTCTACATGTTTTATTTCTTCTCCACGCAAATTGGCTTCCTCAAAGATACGATTAAGCTCGTAGTCTTTTCTATTATTTTTTGTAAGATACCAAATCATTGTTTGCCCTTTCTTTGGCGGTACTCTGGGTTGGGATTGAACCAACGTGAACCGACTAACCTTTCTACACCTTATAAGAGTGAGGGTATACCAGAGCTTGTTTATTTAATTATAAGTACCCCTAGAGAGGGTCGAACTCCCGCACACGGGGTAGAAACCCGTTGCTCTTCCGCTGAGCTATAGAGGCATATTAAGTTGTAGTCCCGTGTCGAAGAATCGAACTTCGCTAGCCTTTGGCATCGGATTTACAGTCCAATTTCTGTCCCAGCAGCCACGGGTTCGGGCCTCCTATCGGATTCGAACCGATGACCCTCGCTTTACAAGAGCGATGCTCTGGCCAACTGAGCTAAGGAGGCAAACCTTATTTGTTTTTAAACAGACTGTCTAGTCTTTCTTTAAAGTCTTCTCCATTATATGCTCCCTTGCCCAAATTAGCAAATCGTGTAGTTAAAACAATATTATCTTTTGTATAGTGTCCAGACGAAATTAATCTATCTACAGATACAGCAAAGGGAGATCTTAATATAAAAAGATCTTGTAGGCTCATGTCAATACCCAGCCAATAACACTTCCCGTTTTGAATTTTCCATTGCTCTTTAAGGTCATCAATGGTAATGTGTACCTCGTGGTAGCTAGTTGACTGATTGCCTTTACGAATCTTATTTCCGTTTGTGTTGGCTGTGGCAGACTCTTTTAAAAAGTCATGAGCCGCTTTCCTTTGTGTATTTGCAATATCTCTTCCATCAATAGACGACATATTCACATTACGAAACAATTTCTTCCAACATTTTTCTTCATCAATATCCATATAAACCACTATACTACAAACCTGATGTTTGCGCAAGGTTGCTAACAAAAATTTCTGTTACACTTTCCCAAGAAAATGGTAATGATGTTTCATAGACTTTGTCTCTAGGTAGCTTTGACGCTTCTATTAGTGCCTCTGGAACTTCTTTTAGTGAATCAACGGTATATCCATTTACCCCTGGAATTATTAAACTTCTTGGAGCTACCTCGTTATAAGCAACTACTGGTGTTCCACAAGCAAAAGACTCTATCATCACAATACCAAAGGTATCAAACCTGCTTGGGAAAAAGAAAGAATCAGAGGCGTGATAGTATGTATTTAAATTTTTTTGATCTACCTTCCCAACATAGCTAACTCTTGGAAACCTTTTCTTCATTTTATCAAGTTCTGGGCCAGCACCTACCAAGGTATAGTTGTGTTTGTTAACTTTAGAAAGATCACAAAAGTCTTTAATATTTTTTTCTTTGCTTACTCTACTAACACAAAGTATATCTAAATGTTTATTTTTTTCTTTTTCTTTATAGAAAAAGTTTGATCTATTTACCCCGCGATTCCACACAACAAGGTTGTCCGTAAATCCTTTTTCTAGCAGTACTGATTTCATTCCCTCGTTAGTAACAAGAACTCTGTCACTTGTGCTGTGAAAGTATTTTGTCATAGCCCAAGTCATTTCTTCTGGCCAATATAAAATTTGATTAAGAAGCAAGGCAAAGTTTGTATGAAAACTAGTAGTATGTCTAAGATTATTTTTTAAACAATAAGACTTTGCAGCAATGCCTATCGGGCCTTCTGTAAAGATGTGTATATAATCTGGCTCAATTTTATCAATCTTTTTCCATAATTTTTTTGGAAAGGCCAAAGATATTTCTGGGTAAAAAGCAATTGGAATTTGCTCAAACATTCCAGGGTGAATAATAGTAACTTCATAGTCTTTATCTAATTTTTCTTTTAGATGAGATATTGTTGTAACTACCCCGTTAGTTTGTGGAAACCAGGCATCAGTTATTAGTAATAGTTTTTTCATTTATCAAAATGTTTTCTTGCAAATTTTAAAGTGCTTTCTATTTTCTTTTTTCTTTTCTTTTTTGAAAAAGATTCTGTATGGATTTCTGCTATGATGTGGCCGTTAAAGTTAGAATCTTTTAAAAATTCTAAAGTTTTTCTTACTGGCTGGTCGCCCCTTCCAGGAACTAGATGATCATCGTGTATTGACCCAGTGTATCCATCGCATAAATGAACGTGGCTTAATTTTTTTTCCCATTGTTTTGCAAGTTCTAAAGAATCTATTCCTTGAGATGCACAATGAGAAAAGTCAAGGGTAGTGTGTGAAATATTAATGTCCCCTGGATTCCAACCAGGAAGAAAGGTTGAAAAACTTTTGCCCCAGGCACGAAGATTAAACATATTTTCTACAGATATAAACACATGAGTTGATTGCTGCAAATCATTTATAAAATGTTCAAACTCTTTTCCAAAAGCAGTTTGAAAAAAATATGGGGGATGAACAACAACAGTATCAGCACCAACCTGTTCTGCTAGCTTTACAGTTTTCTTTAATTTTTCTTTTGCACCAATCCCAAAAACAAAAGAAGTCAAAACTAATACTGGTGCATGTATAGACAAAACTGGAACATTATATTTTTTAGACAATTCCATTATCTTGTGAGCGTCTCTAGTTTCTTTTTGTTTACTTATCATGATTTCAACACCATCATACCCAACTTCAGATGCTATTTTAAATGCTGTCTCTATGCCCGATGGGAAAACGCAACTAGTGCTTAAGCCTATTGCCATTATATTATTTTACCATTCATTTGCGAACCATACCAGATTTGAACTGGCGATCTCTACCGTGACAGGGTAGCGCTTTAACCGCTAAGCTAATGGTCCGAGGAAATAGCGGGGATCGAACCCGCGTCATAACCTTGGCAAGGTTAAGTTTTACCATTAAACTATATTTCCAATATTTAGTTGTCCGCACCGACCCAGAGAATTGAACTCTGTCCTGCAGTTTTGGAGACTGCTGTGCTACCGTAACACTTGGCCGATATGAATTCCTACCCAGTGAAATATCGTTGAGTGATGCTAGGATAGGAATCCGCTGGGGTACCTGGACTCGAACCAGGAACCTTAGAGTTAACAGCTCTCTGCTCTGCCAATTGAGCTATACCCCACTAAACATTAATACGAAGAACATGTTGGCATGGATCAAATCCATCTTCCCACTCTTGTTGCTCTTCGTCTGTCATTCCTGGGTCTACATCGTGTGTGTTGCAAAATGGTTCTGTAATCCAGCCATTGTCAATGCCCTGCCTTAACCAGACACCAAATTTTTCTTCATCAATCATACCCAACACCTTTCAAAAGTATTTCTTTTACTCAAAATAGTTTATCAGAATATCATCAAGATTGTCAAATCCTTTATCCTCTAATCCCACTGCACTTAGCAGCAACATAAAAGATTCTTCAATAAAACCTTCAATTGCAGAGTTTTTATCTGTGACTATTTCTTCTGCAATTAAAAATGCTAGAGGCAGGCTAAGGTCATTGTATTCAAAAAAGTCTTCCAATGTTTCTTCGTCACGGTATTTAATCCATAACTCACTTAGTATTTGACACTTTGCTGTAAATGTAGTTGACACGTTATCCATCTTTGAACAACCTTTTTAGAAAAATATTTTGGAAAGCTCTAGTAACTCCAAAGTTTAAACTTTTTCTTCCTATTGGTACACAGGCTTCTCCACTAGTTTTTAGTAGTTCTTTAAGATCGCTAACCTTTATATACCCCGAACCATTAACCCCGTAGCTAGTACCCCAAGAATTTCTCCAACGAAAAACTTCTTCGACCCTTGAACCTATTTTAAATTCTGGATCATAGCCAGTAATTGTTAGACAGTGTCCTCCGACCACTGGCCCAGTAACAGTAACCAGTCCATTTTTTAACGTTGAGTACATGTTTTTATGCCAGGGTACACCAATTACAACTGGCCCCTCTAAAATAACAGCATCTCTAATATCTTCAACAGAAAAACACCAGCGGTATTCTTTAATCAATCCTTTTTCTTTTACTGCTTTTGCACCAGCAAGAACGGATGTGCCTTCATAGCTTTCTCCAGGCCATTCATCTAACTGCTTAGCCCTGTTGTAATATTCTAGAGCAATTTTGTTAGCTACCGTTGCCGCTGGCTGTTTTGCTGGAGCTACTGGGGTTGCCAAAATTTCTGCCATCCAGCCAAATCCAACACAAGCACCCTCAGAGCCTTGGTCTAAAACCGTTCCCTCTTCCCACATAACTTTTCGTGGCGTTACTGTTGTTTTACCAATTAGTGATCTAAGGCTGTACCCTTTTGATCTTTCGTCATGGTAAGACTTCCAGTCAAGTTTTCTTTTAATTGTTGACAATGTGTACCCCGTATCTTTGTTAAAACAATTATATCAGAAGTTCCAGTCACTATCTTCTGTCGATTCATGCTTTGCAATCACATAACTCGACCCACTACCGCTAAAAAAGTCATGGTTTTCATCTCCGTTAGGAGACAAGGCAGAAAGAATTGCAGGATTAACATTAGTAGTTTCTTTCGGAAACAATGGGTCATATCCTAGATTCATTAGTGCCTTGTTCCCGTTATACTGTAAAAACTTCTTCACGTCTTCAGTCAAACCTACCTCATCATACAGTTCAGCGGTATACTTTGTTTCATTGTCAAATAGCTCCATAAGAAGGTCATAGGCATAGGTTTTAAGCTCTTCCTGGCGCTCCTGTGGCTGCTCAGCTAGTGCTAGCTGGTACTTGTATCCGATGTAATACCCGTGAACAGCCTCGTCACGAATAATAAGGCGAATCATATCTGCTGTGTTAGTTAGCTTAGACCTAGAGGATAAGTATAGTGGCCAATAGAATCCAGAATAAAACAAAAAACTTTCTAGCAATGTAGAAGCAACCTTGCGTTTTAGTGGGTCGTCTCCGTCATACTTATCAATTACTATACTAGCTTTTTTATTTAGGAATGGATTTTCAATACTCCACCTAAAGGCATCATCAATCTCTTCCGTAGAGCATAGGGTAGAAAAGATGGTAGAGTAGCTCTTGCTATGAACGCTTTCCATAAAAGATATATTTGTTATAACGGCCTCTTCGTGTGGTGTTCGAGAGTCTGGCATAAGGCTCATAGCCCCAATAGTACCCTGGATTGTGTCCAAAAGAGTAAGACCAGTAAAAACTTTCTTGGTTAGTTCTTTTTCTGCCTCTGTTAGATTTGACCAAGAGGGGATATCGTTTGCGATAGGCACCTTTTCTGGCAACCAAAAGTTAGCCGTAAGTCTATTCCATACCTCAAGATCAATCGGGTCTTCGATTCTATTCCAATTAATTGCCCTGACCACTCTATCGCTCATTTACAACTCCTTTATAGTATTCATTTGCCAGATCTTCTAAAACTATTTCTTTATCTTGGTTTGCCCTAATATAAGACCTTGCACGATTGCAGGCTAGGCAAGATCTCCAGCCTCTGCTTAGCTGACTTTTCATTAGGTTCGGTTTCTCTAATAGGTGGCCTAATGGGCAGGAGGTTCTGGTTATAGAGTGTGTGCTCTTGTCTGGATTTCTTCTAAAATCTTCCCAGTTGCCCTTTGCCGTATCGTATCTTAAGTTTTTTATATTATTGTTTTGCTTGTCCCCGTCTGCATGGCATACATGCATACCATCTGGCCTAGGACCAAAAAAGGACTCAGCAACCACAACATGAAGATTTTTGCTTACTCCATATCTGGCCCCTACCTCTCTTAGACAAACCTGACTATAACCCCTTGAGCCTAACGATCCATTCGTAATGCCCCTAGGACCTTTTAGCCTTCCAAAAGATGATACCTGATACCTGCCCTCGAACCCGACGACATCTTTCCAAATTTCTTTCATATATCTATGGTACCATACACTCAAAGCTGACAGCTGACGCATCCTTCGCTTTCTGTTCCTTCTAGTGCCATTTGCCTAATACGAATGTAGTAGATAGTCTTGATACCCTTTTTCCATGCGTAAATCTGTGCTTTGTTTACGTCACGAGTTGTGGCTGTGTCCTTAAAGAATAGCGTAAGAGACAGTCCTTGGTCTACGTGCTGGGTTGCAGCGGCATAGACATCAATAATTTTATCTGGGCCAATCTCATATGCATCCTCAAAGTATTCAAGATTGTCATTGGTTAGATATGGGGCAGGGTAGTAAACACGACCAAGCTTTCCTTCTTTACGAATCTCAACCTTAGAGGCAATGGGATGAATAGAGCTAGTACTATTATTGATATAGCTAATTGATCCAGTTGGCGGTACCGCCTGAAGATTCTGGTTATAAATACCGTGCTTCATTACAGACCTCTTTAGCTTTTCCCAATCTTCCTGTGTAGGAATATCAATACTTGAATCCCTAAAAAGTTTGGCAACCTTTTTAGTTAGCGGCTTCCATTCTTGCTCAGTATACTTGTCAAAAAATTCTCCAGAAGCATACTTTGAGTTTTCAAAATTATCAAATGGTGAACCAGTATCCTTTGCCATTTTGTTAGATGCTTTTAGTGCATGGAATAGGATGGTATAGAAATAAATGTTGGTAAAGTCAATTGACTCTTCGTCACCATAATGCATTTTTTCTTTACCAAAATAACCATGAAGATTCATCTGACCAAGACCGATGGCTCTGGACTTCTTGTTACCCTCGGCAACAGACATGACAGACTTAATATAACTAAGATCTGCAACAGAGGTTAGAGCTTTGATAGCAACTTCTACCGTCTTTCCAAAGTCTGGCGACTCCATTACCTTTGCAATATTTAAAGACCCAAGGTTGCAAGAAATGTCTTTACCAATCTTATCGTAGGATAAGTCTTCCTTATATGTTGTTGGGGTATTAACTTGAAGAATCTCCGAGCAAAGGTTTGACATGTTGATTCTACCTTGGATTGGGTTGGCGGCATTAGCCGTGTCTTCATAAACAATGTAAGGATACCCTGACTCAAACTGTAGCTCAGCGATAGTCTCAAAGAGTTGACGAGCCTTTATTTTCTTTTTCTTAATATCTGGATTGTCTACCATTTCCTGATA